CTAGATATTGACTACGAAAAAACTAAAGACGGAAAACCATACAGAGCATATATAGATGATACTAATAAAACATATGACTTAAGTAAGACTAAACAAAAAGAAGAGTTTGAAAAAGCTAGACTAAAAATGTATCAAAAAAGAATGGATATGGTAAATGAAGCTAATGCTATGTATAAACTTGCTGATTCAGAAAAATATCTAGAATATTATCCAGACGAAAGAAATAATCTTAATCAAGCGCCAACGTCCGACAAGCCAGGTGTTCAATTTCCTTGGCAAGAAGAATTATATAAGACAACAGGTGTTCCTGGATCAGATGAAAGAGCTAGTTTTATAGGGTCAATTAACGAGAAGTACGATTAATGTCGAAAAAATTTAAAGATACTAAAGTAGGTAAATTTTTATCTAATGCAGCTCCTGGCATATTAAACACTGTAGGCGATGTATTACCTAACAATGGTGTTATGGGTTTAGTAAAAAATCTTATACATAAAGAACAGGCTTTACCGCCAGAAGATAAAGAAAAAGCTTTATTATTATTACAACAAGATATAGTTGAAATGCAAGAAATAAGTAAACGTTGGTCTAGTGACATGGCGTCAGACTCATGGTTAAGTAAAAATACAAGACCAATGACACTTATATTTTTAACTGTGTCTTTAATTGTTTTAATACTTTTAGACAGCGGTAATATAGGTTTTGGAGTTGATAATACTTGGGTAGATTTATTAAAATCTTTACTTATAACAGTTTATGTAGCATACTTTGGTTCACGAGGGGTGGAAAAATTCAAAAAAATAGGTGATAATAAATAAGAGTATTATATTAATTAAATCCAATTAAATGAAAAATTTATTATTAAGTGTATTAATGCTATTTAGTATTAGCATCCAAAGTCAAGACTTGAGCAAAAAATTAAAAGGAGTTTGGTCAAGTGACACAACAAGTTATTATGTAGTTATACTGCATAACGGCAAAGAGTTTAAGTTTGTTAATTTCTCTTTTACAGATAACAACACTGTAGCAGAGACTGTGGTTGAACAAAAAAAAGACTACGTTAAAACAAGAATTTATAACTCTAAAAATAAATGGGAAGTGTTTTTAACCTATAAACATGTAGACCAAAACACTTTATCAGTGAAATTTGAAGGAAGCACTAATAGAACTTCTATATATAAAAGGCACTGGATAATGACAAATTAAATTAAATAAAATGGAAAAAGTAAAAGAAATTACTAAAGAAGAATTAAAAAAAGTAAGAGACTTTCAGTCTAAACTTTTTGAACTAACACAACAAATAGGATTGGCAGAAACTCAAAAACATGCTATACTTCATGAAATAGCAGGAGTTAATCAAGACCAAGATGTTGTAAAAAAAGAATTAGAAAATAAATACGGTTCTATAAATATAAATTTAGAAGACGGAACTTATACTGAAAATCAAGAAAATGAATAATGTAGTTAGAAAAATCAGCATTGGTTCTGATTATAAAAATGATGCTATGCATTATTCTGTAGGTCAACAAGTTTATGGTGGTCATGAAATATCTCATATACTTTTAGACACAACTGATAATTCATATAACATACATATAAAGAAAAATAACGAGGTATTGCCGTGGAAGAAATTTAACTCTAACATGGCTATATCTATAGAGTATGATTTAGAATATTAATGAATAGTATATATGATTTTATTATAGAACCTGTAGGTGATAGGTATGATAATAAAAAAACAGTAGGCGGTAAAGATTTAATACTTAACACTAAAGTTGAGTCTTGGAAATTTGTTAATAGATTAGCAAAAGTTGTAGCGTTGCCAATAGCTTTAAAAACTCCTATAAAAAAAGGTGATACTATAATTGTTCATCAAAACATATTTAGAAGATTTTACAATATGAAAGGTGAACAAAGCAACAGTAGATCTTATTTTAAAGATAATATGTATTTTGCTGCTATTGATCAAATATATTTATATAAACACGATACAGAGTGGTTATCTTTTGGAGATAGGTGCTTTGTAATGCCTATTAAAAATTCTAATGATCTAATCAACAGAAAAGAAGATCCTAGTATTGGAGTGCTTAAAATTAGTAATAATAAACTAGAAGCATCTAATATTAAACCAGGAGACACTATAGGTTTTGTTCCAGGTGCTGAATGGGAATTTATTGTAGACGACCAACGTCTTTATTGTATGAAATCAAATGATATTGTAATTAAATATGGAAATAAAGAAAACCAAGAAGAGTATAATCCTAGCTGGGCAAGTCGCAGTTGAAGAATTAATAAAGGTAGCTAAAGAACCTATTGTTGACTCTGATGATGATATATCTGCTGATAGACTTAAAAATGCTGCAGCTACAAAAAAGCTTGCTATATTTGATGCTTTTGAAATTTTAAATAGAATACAAGAAGAAGAAGATATAATTGAAGGTAAAATAGAAAAAGAAACTAAGAAACCTAAACAGTTTAAAGGTTTTGCTGAAGGAAGATCTAAGTAATGTACGAGCAAACTTTATATAAAATACTAGACGATCATATAAAACCTAAAATAATAAAACAATTAAATAGGTATAAAAAATGGGAGTATGGTTATAACGCAGAACATGATGTTATTGTTATTTCAAAGACTGGTAAAATAGGTGAAATATATGACATTCAAGGACTTAAAATAGCATTGCCTTTAGAAGAGAACGTTCATAAGTTTAAAGAAAATAAATGGACAGTTTTTGAATATCCTAAAGTTTTAAAAAAAATAAAAACAGTATTCGACTGGAGAGAATATCCAGAAGATTTTAAAGAGCAATGGTATGAATATATTAATGAAGAATTTAGAAGGCGTGAAGAAGGTTTCTGGTATATTAACAAAGATAAGCCTACTTACATTACTGGCAATCATTATATGTACTTGCAGTGGAGTAAGATTGACGTTGGGCAGCCAGACTTTCGAGAGGCAAACCGTCTCTTTTTCATATTCTGGACCGCAGTACACGCTGATGCAAGGTGTTACGGTATGTGCTATCTCAAGAATAGACGTTCAGGCTTTTCGTTTATGGCGTCCGGAGTTACAGTGGATATGGCGACCATATCAAGCGACTCACGTTTTGGGATATTGTCCAAATCTGGCTCCGATGCTAAGAAGATGTTCACCGATAAGGTTGTACCAATATCCGTTAATTATCCATTCTTTTTCAAACCGATCCAGGACGGTATGGACCGCCCAAAGACCGAACTCGCATACAGAGTACCAGCGTCCAAGTTCACAAGAAGATCAATCGTATCAACCGAGCAGACCGAGGATCTCACCGGGTTGGACACCACGATCGACTGGAAAAACACGGGGGACAACGCCTACGATGGAGAGAAACTCAGGCTCCTCGTCCACGACGAATCAGGTAAATGGGAACGCCCGAACAATATTCAAAACAACTGGCGCGTTACGAAAACCACCCTTAGATTAGGTAGTAGAATTATCGGTAAGTGCATGATGGGATCAACATCAAATGCTTTAGATAAAGGAGGCGCGAATTTTAAAAAATTATTTTATGACTCAGATGTCACAAAAAGAAATGCAAATGGACAGACACGTTCAGGACTCTATTCTTTGTTCATTCCTATGGAATGGAATTACGAAGGATACATTGATTCTTACGGTTATCCTGTCTTCGACTCACCAAAAGACCTTGTTAAAGGCCCTCACGGAACACCGATTACAATTGGAGTCATTGAATACTGGCAAAATGAAGTTGATGGTTTAAAACAAGATCAAGATGCTTTAAATGAATTTTATAGACAATTTCCAAGAACTGAAGAGCATGCTTTTAGAGATGAGGCTAAATCTTCTTTGTTTAATTTAACTAAAATATACGAACAAATAGACTGGAATGCAGATATAAAAAGATCATCTGTTGTAACACAAGGAAGTTTTCAATGGACAGGAGGTATTAAAGATACTACTGTTATATTTGTACCAAATAAAAACGGAAGATTTTTTGTTTCATGGGTTCCACCTAAAAGATTACAAAATAATGTAATAAGTAAGTTAGGCAATAAATATCCTGGTAATGATACTTTAGGAGCTTTTGGTTGTGACAGTTATGATATATCAGGTACAGTAGACGGTAGAGGTTCTAATGGAGCTTTGCATGGATTAACTAAATTTAGCATGGAAGACGTGCCACCAAATCATTTCTTTTTAGAATATATCGCTCGTCCACAAAC